CTACATCTATTGACATATTATTTTCCTGTTATCTGACGAACACGATTCTTAATGAACTGTTCTGTTGGCTTGCTCATACCTTTTGGAGCCTGTTTACTACCACGCATACCACTGCTAGTCATATGGCGACCTTTATCAAGAACTTCTGCGTAGGCATACTTTGCCTGAATAGTTCTTCCTTGCAAGCTAGTATTACTACGAGCATTACCAGTATCAATAGGAGTTATTTTCTTAAAATATTGATAGGCTTCTGTAGGCACATTAGACAACTGTGTGCTAATTGTTTTTAATTTGTCTAATGTAGTTCTAGCATTAAACTTAATGTCAAATTGTATACTCACTCTTCGCTCCTTGCTCTAGCAATCATACTCAACATTTCTTCTTGAGTTGGTTGCTTTGATTTTACTTCACCATTTGCCACAGCATTACGATGATTTTCCCACTTAGTGCTGACATCTAACACATATAGATCAAATGTTGTTGCGTTAGCCAATGCTTCACTGGGCAAGCACTTATATCTATGGGCGAGGTTATCCAATGTCAGGATCATCATAATATCCTGACTGTCCCAATCAGGATCCCCGCCAATTACTTTCCCAGTAAATCAACAATCTTTGAAATGGCCTTTAATAATATATTACTTGGTAACATTATGTCACCTTGAATAACTTCTTTACCTTCTTCATCTAATATTAATGTTCTAACAATATCAAACATGACTTTAGGATCAGTGTTGGTTGCAGTGGCTAACTTCATGAATGTATCTAGAGGTTGGCGATCCCAAGTCCAGAACTCAATAGTCTCACCAAACTCCTTGACAACATCTTGGTCATCAAGCGTAATTTTTGTTAGTTGGGGCTTTGCAGCCAGTTGTGATAGTTTCATCTCTTAATCTTCCTTTCTGTTAATCAGTGTATTTGTCACAGAGTTAGAGTTTCGATTCACAACAATTATATAAGGAGCCAACATGGCATATTCATCACCAAGTCCTGGCAACGCTAATGCACAGGTCGTTCTACAGATTAACATCATTGGGTCAACTGCCCCAGCTGCTGTTATCACAGGCGACCCTGCAACTGCTATTGCCATGGGAACACCACTGGTTGTTCCCGCGTTACAAGACGTAACAATCAACTCTGCTAACGATGTGTTTACATGGAGTCAACTTGACTCTTCAGCTAAACAACAGGTAGCAACAACTTCAACAAACAGTATCAGTATGAACTGTGTTGTTGATCCAACAACATTCTTTGGAACAACATTGGATGCTGCTTCTACTACTGCTATTGCAGTTCAGGGCCTATTAGGTTGCAGTCGTAACAAGACTAAAATCGCATTTGCTCTGCGCTTCTTAGATTCAGTTCCAGATGGTAGCACAACTACAACCAATGACCGTTGGATTAAAGGTCAAGGATACATCACTGGTCTAGCACCAACTGTATCTGCTGATTCACCAGTATGGGTATCTCCAATCACATTGACTGTGACTGGTGAATACACAGTCAGCGCAACTGAGTAATCATTCTCAGGTAATGAAAATAGGCTCTTTTTAGAGCCTATTTTTGTTTAACGGTTAAATATAAAGTAGAACTAAGATATGCAGATATTAGATAACTTAAGCGATAAAGAACTGGCACAGACTATATTAGCTGAGCTGGCCAAAGCCAAGAATGAGATTAAATGTGCTCGTGCTGACATAGATAAAGCCACTAGTAGAATAAACTTTTTACTGGTAGCAGCAAATACACTGATTGATAGATCAAAGGATTAATAGATATGAAACTAAACCAACTGGCAGCAAAGCCGCAACTAATAAAAATGACTCTTGAAGATGAAACCATCTTGAAAGAGTTTGGGGAACCTCTTGAGTTCTGGACATGGGACAGACAACCATTAGAAACCTTTATGAAGTTAGCCAACAGCAACCAAGCAGATGTCACTGCCATGATTGGTGTTGTTAGAACATTGATACTTGATGAAACAGGCAAAGAAATCATTACTGATGGAGTGATGTTGCCCAGCAATGTATTGATCAAGGTTATTGCTAAGATTGTAGAATCATTGGGAAAGTAATAGGCGAGAGTCCTGACTTTGAGAGTCAGGAGATAATGATGTTGATAACGCTGGACAACCTCGCCCATAGATATCAATGCTTACCAAGCGAAGCATTAAGCAGAGCGACTACATTTGATTTGTATGTGCTTGATGTGTCTACGAAGTGGCTGAGATATCAGCAAGATAAAGCAGACGGAAAGAATCCAGCTGCAAAACAACCTAGTCAACAAGAAATGTTGGATATGTTAAAGAGAGCAAGGGGCGAAGTATGAGTATACAATTTACTGTTGACATGAAAGACACTATAGGTCCTTGGATTCGTAGTGTTCAAGCACAACTGAAAAATCTTCCAAGAGAAGCTTATCAAGAGTTTAAAAAGATCACTCCCGTTGATACTGGCAATGCTCGTAGAAACACTACAAGACAAAGCAATCAGATCAATGCCAACTACAACTATGCCACAGTATTAGACAAGGGTCGACACATGACTAATAAAGGCATGCGTGGTAGTAAGCAAGCTCCGCGTGGTATGACTAAACCTACGGGGGAATTCATCCAACGTAGAATCAAACAGATAACAGGAAGATAACATGGCAGATACAAATTTTACAGTTGATGCTAACGTCAATCCCGCCATTGCCAACTTACAAAGATTAGGTAAAGAGATTGAACGTGTTGGCAGTAACTTTGGCAGTGCGTTTTCAGCAGCCAATAATGCAGTCACAGCACTGAGCGCAGCAATCATTGGAGCAGGTATAGCCACTGCGGCCTATGCTGATGGAATAGTTGACATAGCCAAAGCCAATCAGTTGGCCACAGCCGAAGTCATGGGACTAAGCAAGGCATTGCAACAAAATGGTGGTGATGCTGACAATGTAGGTCGTATGTTTCAGGCAATGGCCAATAACATCGAACAGGCCAACAGCGGTAATATTAAATCACTAGGCACATTTCAACGACTAGGTGTTAGCATCAGCGACTTAGGATCATTAAGCAACAGCGAACTGAATAATAAACTATTAAAGTCACTTGCTGCTATCAGTGATCCAACAGAACGTGCTGCATTGAGTATGCAAATCTATGGCAAGGCACTAACTGGTGTTGACATTGTGGGTCTAGCTGGAGATGTAGATGATTTAACTGCCAAGTATGGTCCTCATCAAGATGCCATTGACACTGCCGCTGCTGCCTTTGACAAAATGGCCGGCATTATGGGCGATTTAAAAGTGGCATTTGCTCTTACTTTTGAACCAGTATTCAAATATGTTGCCAATCTCAAAATAGAAGTTAAAGATCTAGTAGAACTGTGGAAACTAATGGCCACAGCATTGGCTTTGGTTACCGGCGCTGCTGTGCTAGGTGGATTTATCAAACTGATTTCATTGGCTAAGACATTAAACACTGTGGTCAGAGGTAATCCTTTGATTGCCATTGCTGGTGCATTACTCAGTGCAGGCACTGCGGCTGCAACCTATTTTGGCATTACCAAAGAGATGGAATCAGCTCAAGAAGCAGTTAATGTCAAGATTGATGAGACTCCAGTCAAAATTGAAAAGGTAAAACGCAGTCAAGAAGGCCTAAATGATCTTTTTGACAAGCAAAAGAAGAGTTTGGAGAAGATTGGCGATCAACTGAATCTCAACTTCCAAAAGTCATTACGCCAAACTACAGCAGAATTTGATAATCTTAAATTAAGTGAAGATCAAAAGAAAGTCAAAGAAGCCATTCTCAAAGTTGAAGAAGATAGACAAACTGCGTTACTGCAATTAAAGCAGGCTAATGATGCATTAGATAAAGATAGTCAAACTCGTAATGCTGCCAATTATACTAATGAGAAGAAACGTATTGAAGATTTGGCTGCTGCGCAGAAGAAATCATTAGAAGATCAAATTGGTAGAACTCAAGACTATCAAAGAGCGTTAAAAGACCTTCAAGCAAGTTCTGTAGCTTATAGTGATATTCAGACTCAAGTATTTGAAACTGCTGCAAAATTTAATATAGAAAGATCTTCATTATCTGATAGAATTGCATTAGAATCAAAGTTAACCGAAGTTACCAAAATAAGAGCTGCATTAATGGCTCAGACTAGTGGATTAAGTGAAGAAGAAAAAAATAAAGTTATTGATGTAATCAGCATTGCAACAACACAAACTGATTTACTAAAGAAAAATTATAAAGATATTAATGGTGCCATTGCTGAACATATTCAGATAATGGGAGATCAAGGTGTTATAAGCAAAGAAACAACTGATAAGATTTTATCAGGATCAAGTAAACAACGAGATGCTATTGCTGTTAGCGCAGATGCATTAACTAGATCTAATTCATATGTAGTGGCGCAATCACGAACATTTAGTGATGGTTGGAATCAAGCATTCAAGCAATATGCAGAAGATGCTGCCAATGCTGCCAAGTATGCACAGAATATGTTTGCCAAGACTATGCAGGGCATGGAAGATCTCATTGTGAACTTTGCCAAGACAGGCAAGTTTGAATGGAAGAACTTTGTTGGCAGTCTAGTTGAAGAACTGTTACGCAGTCAACTAAAACAGTTGATGAGCAGTGTATTCAGCTTTCAAGGCACAGGTGGAGGCTCAGCAGGCAGCTTGTTAGGCAACTTATTTGCTGGTATGTTTGCCAATGGTGGAACTATTCCAGGTGGACAGTTTGGTATTGTTGGCGAACGTGGACCTGAGTTTGTCAGTGGACCTGCAACAGTAACTCCAATGGGCGGTGGCGGTGGCAGTGTTGTTTACAATATCAATGCAGTAGATGCACCAAGTTTCAAAGCAATGATTGCACGTGACCCTAGTTTCATTCATGCAGTAGCAATGCAAGGTGCCGCTGGCATCCCAAGTAGGAGATAAAAATGAGTTTTCAATGGATTATAGACAATGCTGAATCAATCGGCATAGATAGAAG